CTTTGGATTGCTAAAGTTGCAGGTACTGTAAAAACAAAAGACGAGGCACAGGCGATTGTTGATGCAGAGGTTCAAGCAGCACAAGCTGCGTGGGATGCTTTACCTGATGCTGAAAAAGCACCAGCAGTAGAGACTAACACAAGACCTACTGACATAACATTAGAGGAATAAATTTAAAATGGCTGAGTACAAAGGCATTCACGGCACGAAGGTGCAAGACTATACTACGGATCCCGATAATCCTATAACGGGACAGGTGTGGTATAATCAAACTGCAAATACTTTAAGAGTTGAAGCTGTAACAACAGTTGGTTCTTGGAGCACTGGTAATAATGTTAATTCTGCAAGAAGATTTTTAGCAGGAGCAGGTGCACAAACAGCAGCATTAATTTTTGGAGGAGAAGTTCCAGGTGGAAGTGGTACTGCAAAAGCAGAATCTTACAACGGAACTAACTGGACAGAAACAGGAGATTTAAATAATGCAAGAGTTCGTATAGGAGGTGTTGGGGCAGATAATACAGCAGTTTTAGCTTTTGGTGGAGGAGCACCACCACCTGGTTACAAAGCATTCACTGAATCTTTTAATGGATCTTCTTGGACAGAAGTAGCAGATTTAAATACTGGAAGATGGGCTATGGCAGGTAATGCTGGAATAAAATCAGCAGCTTTATTATTTGGAGGTGCAACTTCACCAGGAACAGTTACAAACACAGAATCATGGAACGAATCATCTTGGACTGAAGTAGCAGATTTAAACACTGCAAGAGAAGAAAATGCAGGAGCAGGAACATATACAGCTGCTTTAAGTATAGCAGGAACCCCATCTTATCCAACAGCAACAGCAGTTGTAGAACAATGGAATGGTAGTTCTTGGACAGAAATAGCAGATGTAAATACTGCAAGAAATGATTTAGGTGGTTTAACAGGTGGTGGAACAGTTACAGACGCTTTAGTTTTTGGTGGAATAAATAGAGCAGGACCAACTACTTATGCAAATACAGAATCTTGGAATGGATCATCTTGGACTGAAACAACAGATTTAAATACAGCAAGATTTGGTCTTTCAGGATCAGGCACATCAACAGCTGCATTGGCTGCAGCAGGACTTATAGGTACAACAAATCAAGCATTGACAGAAGAATGGGCACTGGGTGCACCACAAGTAAGAACAATAACAACAGATTAATTATGACAACATACAAAGAAATAAATGGCACAAACATTGAAGCAGTATCCTCAGATCCTGCAAATCCTGTTACAGGACAAATTTGGTATAACACAACAACTAATGTTTTAAAAGGATTAGGTTTTAATGCAACAGGAGCTTGGGCTACAGGTGGTACTATGAATACAGGTAGAGAACAAGTATCTGGAGCTGGAGATAAAACTGCTGCTTTAGCTTTCGGTGGTGGTTATCCTGGAAAAACAAATACAGAAAAATATGATGGATCTTCTTGGACAGAAGTAAATGATTTAAACAGTGGAAGAAGAAGTGCAACTGGTTTTGGAACACAAACAGCAGCAATTTGTGCAGGAGGACTTGATCCGTATCTAGCAATAGTAGAATCTTGGAATGGAACAAGTTGGACGGAAGTAGGAGATTTAAATACTGCAAGAAATGGTGCGAAAGGTGTTGGAACTACTACAGCAGGATTAGTTTATGGTGGATTTGTTCCACCTCAAACAGCAGTAACAGAAACTTGGAATGGAAGTAGTTGGACAGAAGTTGCAGATATGAATACAGCTAGATCTAGTTTAGGTGGAGCAGGAACACGTACAGCAGCATTAGCTTTTAATGGTGGTCCACAAGCAAATGTTGGTGGAGCAATTTATACTACAGAATCTTGGAATGGATCAGCTTGGACAGCATTATCTTCACCATCAAATACAAATACAGCTTCAGAGGGTGCAGGATCAAGTGGTTCTCAAACATCTGCAATTACTTTTGGTGGAAGTATATATGCTAGTTCAGGACCAGCTGCTAGAACAGAACTTTGGAATGGTTCTGCTTGGTCAGAAACTACAGATTTAAATACTGGTAGATCTACATTGGGTAATGGATCAGGCGGAAATAATACATCAGCAATAGGTTTTGGTGGTTCATCAAACACAACAGCAACAGAAGAATGGACAGGTCCAGGACCTGTAGTACAAACTTTTACAGACAGTTAAACCTTGTAATAATTTTTAAATAGATTATATATCTATTAAACATAAAGGATATAGAATGACTGATAAAAAAGACGTAAAAGATTTAATTCAACAAGAAGAAACTCATTTAAATAATCTATTAGAACAAAACGATCTATCTGATTTTAAAGGTATGGTTGATGAACTTCGTGACACTTGGAGTAAAAAACAAATGTTTCGAACAGAGACTGAAGCTAGATTTTCTGTATTACAAGACAATCGTTATCCAACTAAAGCTGCAAAATACTGGCAGTGTGTTAGAGAACAAGCAAGTTACTTAGATAACTTAATGACATTATCTTTTGACTACAGAAGAAATGAAGCAAAGATTAAATGGTTAGAAAAAAAAACTGAGTCTGAACAAGACGAATATAAACTAACTAAATATCAAATTGATTTAGATGAAGCTAAATTTGGTAAAGCCTCTATGGAGAAAACTGCCAAGCATAGAATGAGAGAAATTAAAATGTGGTCTAATTTAAAAGTTGAATTTAATGATGGATCTTTTAATGACAAAGATGTTAATCAACATCAATTAGAATCTTATGGTATGCAATATCATGAGAAAGCAAAATCTTTAAATGCAAACTCATCCGAAGCTGAAGTGTTTAATATTATGGGACAACTTCAATCATTACAAAGAATTAAAAAATCAGGTGAATTAGAAAACAATACAGAAAAGAAAGAACAAATTACTCAAGATGGGAACATCAAATCTTAATTTTGACTTCGTATTTTTAGGTCAATCAGTTCTAAAGTATCAAGTACCACTAGATATTTTTAGTGCTATTAATCAAATTTATGAACAGAACTTTCATAAACTTGCACCCGCTAATAAACAGTTAGTAGGTAAGATAGAGAATGAACACTCTTTATTTTATAATGGTCAAGATCAATCTAAGATGAAGAATCACAATATGTTACCAAGAAATGTAACTGATTATTTCATGACTGTATTTAAACATTATCTAGCCTTTAATAAGATCAAGGATTATGATACTCATCTAAATTCTATTTGGGTTAATGAAATGAAAGCACATGAATACAATCCTGCACACATTCATAGAGGGATGTTGTTCACAGGTTTATCAAGTGTTATGATTTTAAAAATGCCATCAACTTTTGGTAAAGAATATTCTAATGATGCCATACCACAAAATGGTAGATTACAAATACTAGGTGCAAGTAATGGTCAGTTTGCAAAAATAGATTATCAACCCCCAATGGACCTTAGAGATTTTTATGTGTTTCCTTATGATATGAGACACTGTGTGTATCCATTTAATGGAACTAATGAGACGAGACGAACACTAGCTGCAAACTGTGATGTACAGTTTGATCCAATTAAAAATAGAGGAGCAACATGATAACAGAGCCTAGATGGAAATCATTTATAGTAGAGACTACTCAACCAATCTTTACACCTAAACAATGTAAAATGATTATAGATGCAGGAAGATCAGAACCTAAACAAGAAGCTTCAGTTGGAAGTGGTAAAGGAATTAAAGGAGGGGTAATAGATACTAAAACTAGAACTTCACATATTAGTTGGATACCTTTTAAGAAAATGGCGGACATGTACAAAGATATTGAGCGTATGATGAAAACTACAAATGGTAATCATTTTGGTTTTGATGGAATGACATTAACTGAACCTGCACAATACACAGAGTACCCTGAAGGAGGGTTCTATGATTGGCATGTTGATAATGATGTGAACATGGCCCATGAACCACCAGTGCGAAAAATATCAATGACTTGTCTACTTTCTCCTGAAACAGAATTTGAGGGTGGAGATTTAGAATTAATGAGTGAGGGTAAGATTGCAAAACTTAAACAAGGTCATGCAGTATTCTTTGCATCGTTTATAAGACATAGAGTAACACCTGTTATACGGGGTAAAAGAAATTCACTTGTTATGTGGTTCGGAGGAACACCATTTAAATAATGTTTAGAGAATTACATTTTCCAACACCGATCTATATTGCAGATATAGAACACCCAACTCTTAATCAAGAGTTAGAGCGAGATATTGTAGCTTGGTCTAATAAAGATAAAGGATTAACTAGAACTAATGTAAAAGGTTGGCACTCAACAACTAACATGCATGAACTTCCAGAGTATGCAAAATTAGTTGATATGTTATATGCTTGTCAAAAAACTATTTATGATCAAGAGCATTTAGACAGTGAACCTTTCTTAGGAAATATGTGGGCAAACATTAATCCACCAGGTGGAATGAATAGAGCACATCAACATCCTAATTCTTTATGGTCAGGTGTTTATTATATCAAAGCTCCTAAGAATTCTGGTCATTTAAAAATAGATGATCCAAGAGCATCAGCTTGTATGTCAAGACCCAAACAAAAAGAAGGTCCAGTACCAGCAAGATTATATAGAGAAACACATTACGAACCAAAAGCAGGACGTTTAATTATGTTTCCATCATGGTTAATGCACTGTGTAGACCCTAACGAATCTAATGATGTAAGAATATCAGTGTCGTTTAATTTTTTACAGAAAGGTATGTTTGTATAATGTTTAATAAATATCAAGTAATCAAAGGTGCTGTTAGCTATGAGTTAGCTAATTTTATATTTAACTATTTTCTTCTTAAAAGAGATGCAGTTAAGTATATGTATGATAATAATATAGTTCATGATAATGGAATGTTTGGAACATGGGGGGACACACAAATACCAAACACTTACTCTCATTATGCAGACCCTGTGATGGAGACCTTATTGGTTAAAGTATTACCCGTTATGGCACAAGAGACGGGACTACAGTTAGTTCCTACTTATTCATATGCAAGAATTTACAAGAACGGAGACACACTTCATAGACACAAAGACAGACCAAGCTGTGAGATATCTACGACGATAAACTTGGGTGGTGAGCCATGGCCTATATTTATAGATGGCACAGGTGCTAATAATGTAATTAATGAAAGACAAAATTTAGTTAAACCAGACGCTCCTGCAGGCACTAAAGTCTTGCTTGAAGTAGGAGATATGTTAGTATATAGTGGCTGTGAACTTGAACATTGGCGAGAGCCTTTTGACGGGAACATTTGCGGTCAAGTATTTCTACATTATAATCATGTAAACGGCCCATTTGCTGATAAAAATAGATTTGATGGAAGAGCTAAGTTAGGTCTACCTTCAGGTGTAAAATAGTATTATAATGGAGCCATATGCTACAAAAAATAGGATTTCAACCAGGATTCAATAAACAGATTACAGAAACCACGGCCGAAGGACAATGGGTTGATGGAGATAATGTAAGGTTTAGATATGGTACACCTGAAAAAATAGGTGGTTGGTCACAGTTAGGTGAGTCTAAACTTACAGGAGCTGCAAGAGCTTTACATCATTTAGTTAACAAATCTGGTAATAAGTTTGCAATCATAGGTACAAATAGAATTTTATACGCTTATACTGGTGGTGTATTTTATGACATTCATCCTATCAAAACTACAACAACATTATCAAATGCATTTAGTACAACGAATGGTTCTGCAACGGTCACAATAACATTTAGTACAGATCATAACATTCAAGAAAACGATATTATTCTTTTAGATAATTTTACAGCAATAACTAATTCTAATTTTTCAGCATCAGACTTTGATGATAAAAAATTTATGGTAACAAGTGTGCCAACAGGAACAACTTTAACTATTACAATGCCATCTAATGAGACTGGATCAGGTGCTACAACATCTGGTGGTATTAGAGTTCAACATTATTATCCAGTAGGACCTGCAGAACAATTACCTGGTTTTGGTTGGGGATTAGCTTCTTGGGGTGGAACTGTAACTGGTGAGGCAACTACAATTTTAAACGGTGGTATTAATGCTTCAACTACAACTATTGTTTTAACTGATGCATCTCAGTTTCCAAGCTCAGGTACAAACTTTATACAAATAGGAACAGAAGAAATTTCATACACAGGTATATCAACAAATACTTTAACAGGTGTTACAAGAGGTGTTAGAAACACAA